GTCATTTTTGTTTCCTGGCGCAGGAATTTTTGGATCCTCTGCGTTTGGTGTGTTTGGCCCTTTGGCTCCAGGTGCGATTGGAGCACTTACAACAGCTGGAACAGCTTTAAGCGCAGTTGGCGCGAGTTTGATTCTTGGTGGCGTTGCAAACATGCTTTCGCCACAGCCAGAAATGCCTAAGCTTTCCGGGCGTCGCATGGAGACGACAAACTTCAACGGCCCTGGAGCGCAAGGCATTACACGCGGCAGTGACGGTGTGCAGTCATACGCCTACCGAGGTGCAACCAACACTGTTGGAGCGGGCGTAACGATCCCTGTTGTTTACGGCAGGGCACTTGTTGGTGGCCACCTGCTGAGTGTCAACGTTGTTGCGACTGACACCTCAGACCCGTTGGCGACTGCAATCAAAGCGCCTGGTGAGCAAACTGTTTTGATCAATGGCGAGTGTCCCAAAAGGACGTTTCAGGAAGAGGTTGGCCTTGAAACCAGGAAATTAACTCGTGCCGAAGCTACAAAGTACAAGGCAGACAAAGGCGATAGGGTAAGAGTCACCAGTTCAACTGATGGTTTTGGCCCAGGCTTGTCAAAAAGTCTTGAGGAAAATGTCAGCAAAACCTATGCGGGTATTGACGCAAAAAACGCTACAGAAGAAAGCGGTAGAGGTTTCGATATAATCTTTCACGTTGACAGAGGTTGTTTTTCAAGAGCAGGCAATGCGCTTGACACGCAAAAGATTGATGGAACGTTTCGGTTTGAGATTAAAGTCGTTCACGCAAGAGGCGGCGGCGTTGATGATCAAGTTGTTGTTACGGCCGCAACTACGTTCCAAGGCTATTTAGAGCAGTCACAGGATTACTTTTTTGCGCAACGGATGCGTTTTAGCCAGCAGGAAACAGGCAAAAACGTGAGGCCTACAATTACAATTTTGGACGAAGAACTGCAGTCCGACACTAAGTTTCGCGTTTTGGCCTACGGCTACAACCTTGTCTAAACGATGGCTCTAAATTCTGAAACCACAATTAAGATCATCGACCTTCTCTGTGAAGGGCCGATTGAAGGCTTGGTAAAAGGGCGTCAAAGCGTTTTTCTGGACGAAACTTCTGCAACTGACAAGGAAGTTGGCAAGGCTGATTTTGCGATAAGAAAAGGCACTCCAGATCAGCCACCATTCGGCGACAAGTTTGGTAGCTCGACTACGACAATTATTTCTGTTGATACGCAAGTTGGAAACAACTACACGGAAGAGCTAGATGAAGACAATTTAGTTATTAGCAGGGACTACGGGCAAGGCGCAGTAGTGCGTACCATTACTGACCCTGACACTGATTTTGTAAAGCTAATTTTTACTGTTCCAAAGCTGTTTTCGCAAGCAGTAGAAGGCATTGCTAGAGGTCAGCTGTTTCCTGCAAAAATATCTCTTGAGGTCGATGTTTTTCATAAAGGTGGCGCGTATCCCGTAAGATTTCCTGGTGAAGGGGGGCAGTTTAAAATTTTTGAAGGCATTTCAACTTCCGACTATCAGTACGAAACGCCTGAAATCGAATTAAGGGGCGAAGGGCCTTGGAAGATACGAGTTAAAAAACGTCTATTTAATCCCCCCGAAAGTGCATTTCAGGTTCGCTTTACTGATCTTGAAGACGTCCCCCAGAAAACGTCTCTTGCAAGTGGTCGTGGCGATACGATTGTTTGGACTTCAATCGTCGCTGGCAAGAATATAAAAACTGGCTACAAGCACACCGCTTGTGTAGGCCTTGACCTTTCTACTGAACAGTTTGGTTCGGTGCCTCAGCGTGCGTATGAAGTGCGCGGAATGAAGGTCAAAATTCCAAGCAATGCAAGCCCTGACGCAGATGGCCGCTTGATTTTCAGTGGTTCGTTTAACGGCAGGTTGCGTCCTGGTCGTTTCTATACAACCTGTCCGGTTTGCTGTCTGTATGACATGTTGACCAATGATCGGTACGGATCAGGGGATTTCGTTAATACGGCAAACATCAGCTGGGTTGACCTGATTGAGCTGTCGAAGTATTGCAATGAGCTAGTTACTAATTCTGATGGAACGCGGGAACCACGTTTTGCCATTAACACTGTTATTGGCAATGCTGCGGATGCTTATAGCGTCTTGCAGGATCTTGCCAGCATCTTCCGAGGGATGCTCTATTGGAAGGCTGACACGATTCAGGTTGCAGCCGATCACGGCGTTTTAGGCAACATCTATACCGCTCTTGATCCTGTCCACATCTTTACCAATTCAAATGTGGTTGGTGGCGGCTTTAATTACAGCGGTTCATCGCTGAAGACGCGCAGCACAAGGATTCGTGTTCGTTACAACGATCCAGATAACTTCTACCGCCCTGGCTTTGTTGTTATCGAAAACAATGAGCTAGTTCAGAAGTACGGCTTCCAGACCAGAGAGATCATTGCGTTTGGCTGTACGTCTAAAAACCAAGCCCAGCGAATGGGCAAATGGATGATGGCCTCTGAAGAAACAGAGGGTGAAACCGTCACGTTCTCTGTTGGCCTTGAAGGCTTAATGGTGCTACCTGGACAGGTGTTTGCAGTGTCTGATGCCATGCGTCAGGGTGCAAGGCTTGCAGGGCGTGTAGCGGCGTCTACGACAGCAACAGTCACTGGCGACGAAGACATCACACTGCCAACGGGCTCTGATCCAACGCTGACATGCGTGTTGGCTGATGGAACGGTAGAAACCAAGCCGATTAGCGGCACTAGCGGAAAGATTATTTTCCTATCTTCTGCGTTTTCATCCGCGCCCCAAGTTAATACTGTTTATTCAATCGAAGCTAGCAACGTCCAGCACCAAAAGTTCCGCTGTCTTGCTGTTGGTGAAGGTGATGATGGAACATATTCAATTACTGGCGTTCAGCATGTTGACAGCATCTATCAAGCTGTCGAAACCGAGAATGCGCTGCTGCAATTTGCAGACGTAACAACGTTCGACGAGGCGCCACCAGCTCCGGTTGACCTGAAGCTGGTTGCAACTGAAATCACTAAAGAGGATGGCGTCGGCAACAGGGTTTATGCGAGCTGGAGCCGTGGCAACTCGATCACTGCGGTGTTCTTCGAGGTCAAATACAAGATTGGTGCGGGCAACTTTATTGATGCCACAACAAACAACACAAACTTTGAGATTGATGGCGTGCCAACTGGCACGGTGATCGAATTCAAGGTTCGTGCTGTTGGTCCTGCGCCACGCGCTAAGCGGTCTGCGTTCTCGACGTTTTCGTTTACTGTTCCCGCCGTTTCAAGCGTTAACGCTTTTAACGACGATGCGGCGTTGCCGGACAGTGCGGTTTTGCCGCCAGATCCAACAGATGTTTCTGTTACTCCGATTGGCAAAGATCAGGTCAACATGTCCTGGACGATTGCTAACACTGGCGCAAATACAGAGAACATGAAAGCGGTGATTCGTCACACCGCGGATCAAACAATTAGCGCAGATTGGCCTAATACAGCGTTACTGCGGATTTTGCCAGCGAAGCAAGGGTTTGCGATTCTTCCATTGATCAATGGGACATACTTTATTAAGTTTGAAACTATTTACAAGCAACGCAGCAAAAACGCTGTTGGTGCTTCAATCAACGTTCCAGATGCTATTCCTAGGTTTAACTTTGAGGTTATACGGGAAGATCAAAATGCCAATGAGCCTAAAGACTTTTTAGGTGAAGGATTTGGTGTTTACTATGACAGTGAGTATGACGGTCTGGTCTTAGACGGTGACGGGAAGATCGACGATATTGATGGCAACTTTGATGATCTAACAAGCGTTGATTTCATTGGAACGCGGGGCACAAGCGGCACTTATCACTTTGCGAAAACGTTTGATCTTGGCGGTCGCTTTAGTGTTGATCTGAAGCGAGTTATTGAATCTCGTGGATTGTATCCGCTAGATACGATTGATGATCGAACTGAGCTGATTGACAGCTGGAGTGATTTTGACGGCACGCTAGCCGACGACACCAGCACTGAGCTTTACTTCCGCACGTCCGATGACGCCAGGCAGAACAGCTTTTTCCAAACTGAGGACGGTGATTATTTGCTGTTCGGTGACACTGTGCTGCCCGATCAAGATCTAACCACGGAAGCTGGCGATATCTTGATTACGCAGAGCGGTAACACTATTCAAACGAATCAGACCACTAGCGGTTTCACGCAGTTCTTGCGGGATCAAGATGATGACCAGCTGGTGACACAATCAGGAGATTTGCTGGTTGCGGAGCAGGTAACTGTGCCTGAGGCATTAGGCGATGACAAGATCTTCCATGAATCCAACCTTGTTTTTGGTGATTGGATTCCTGTCGAAAACGGCAACTTTGTGGGGCGTCAGTTCCAGTTCAAGGCTGAACTGCGTGCATTGCATCCTGATCAAACACCTATCGTGGACAAGCTTGGAGCAACAATCCAGCTGGAACGTCGCACAGAGTCTGGCGGCTTCGATCAATCTGGGACATCTGCATCAGGCAAGGCAATCACCTTCTTGGACGAGTTCTACACGGACGATGACACTAAGGTTGCCGTCAGTGTCACGAGCTATGACCTAGAGACCGGAGACGTTGCAATCGTGACACCGGCGACTGCATCAGGGTTCAACGTAACGTTTAAGAACTCTTCCGGCACAGTGGTTGATCGCCAATTCCAGTACACAGCGGTAGGATTTGGAACGAAGCAGTCTTAAGCGAAATGGCTCAAGCCGATGGCAACTGCGCAAACGCAAGTGGATCGGCGTTTCGCTCTGACTTAAACAATCAACTTGCTGCGCTGTTCACGACAAGTAGTGGGGCGACAGCGCCTGCAACGACGTTTGCTTATCAGCAATGGGCTGATACAACAGCCAACCTTCTGAAGATCCGGAATGGCTCTAATACAGACTGGATTACGTTGCGTGGCCTTGATGGCAGCGTTACTGGAACGGTCAACGTAACTGCTGGATCGTTAGCTACACCATCTTTGACGTTTGGGGCTGATGGTCCTGATCACGGCTTTTATCGTTCTGCCGCTGGTGTTCTTTCTTACAAGACTCAGTTCAACGGAGCTGATTATCAGCTGTTTGCCATTGGTCAAGAGGCAGGTTCAGGGCCTGGCCTTTATTGGGGCGGTGCAACTGCAGCGACAAGCCTTAATGACAACCCTCAAGGCACAAACTCTTACGAGGGGCTTGAGATTCAGAAAAGGGGCAGGGTAAATATCTCGATGAACGGTGCGCCTAGCCTAAAGCTTAACCGTATTGGCACAGATGGGCTTAGTGCGCTTGGCGCTGTTGCTCAGTTTCACTCTGACGGTGTACAGGCCGGTCGCATTGGCATCCTTTCGGCTACCACCGTTGACCTGATTGACGCTTCTGATCGTCGATTGAAGGACAACATCACTGATATGCCCGAGGCCAAAACTCGGATCAATCAGATTCAGATGCATCGTTTCCGAATGATTGCATCTGATACTTATGAGGATGGCTTCATTGCTCAAGAGCTAAAAGATGTTTACCCAGACGCTGTGATGGGTACTGAGACTGACGTTGATGAAGATGGCAATCCTGAATACATGGGTGTTGGCAAGGCAACGCTGGTGCCTCTGTTGATGAAAGGACTACAAGAGGCTTATGCCGAGATTGCGGCTTTGTCTGCTCGTGTTGAAGCATTGGAGGCTGCCTGATGGCTGATCGCAAAATTTCACAGCTGACTGAGCAAACCTCACCAGCTGCTGATGACATTTTCCCGATTGTTGATGTTGACGAAGCGCTAAGCGCTGATCGCAACAAAAAGATCACGTTCAAAACGATTCACAGCGCACTGCCTGATGGAACGGCTGCTGCGCCGACAATCAGTTTTTTAAATGATGCAAATTCAACTGGCCTGTATCGTTCTGGAACCAATGAGCTTGGCTTTACCGCTGCAGGCTCTTACGTCGCCAAGGTAACGACTGCTGGATTCCAAGTTGGCACTGGAACGGCAGCGGCTCAGTTGCATCTGTTCAGCACTGACACGACCGATCAGGTCATCATCGAGAACACTGATGCTGGTGCGGATACTGCGCCGGATGTGGTGCTGTATCGCAACAGTGCAAGTGCAGCCAATGGTGACGACCTAGGCAA